TAATGGCGTGGTCCACGCCCACGAGCCCGCCGTCCCCGATCAGGGGCTCCATGCTCTCGCCGCGGACCCGCACCGCCGTCGTCTCCGCCGGGTGGCGAACGTCCGGGCCGTAGCACACGGCCCAGTCGGTGATCGTGTCCTCCTCGACCACCGCCGGGTCCCCGGCCGCCACGGCCCCGCCCAGGATGGGGACCGCCACCAGGTCCGGGCCCCCGTACCCGTTCTCCACGTCCTCCGCAACGGCGTGCAGGTGGTTCTGACCACGCCGCCGGAAGGCGCGGGCCACCGCGTCGGGTGTTCTGGCTTCCGCAAGCTCTCGCTCAAGCTCACGCTTCTCGTCCAGTACCTCCAACCCCCTGTCCCGCAATGCTTTGTTGTGGAGAAGCAAAAGGCCGACCATCTCCGCGAAGGTGGACACATCTGGCACGTCCACGTCGCTCGGGATGGCGTGTGGGCCGTTCCCGTAGTAGAGCCAACCGGGATTTATCCGGAACTCGCTGAAAAGTTTTTCGGCGACCTCAATGGGGATTGGTCGGCCTTGTTCATAGCGGTAGTAGGTAGTGGTCTGTAACCCAAGGGCTCTGGCCATCTTAGCCCCGCCCCTCAGACCATAGAACGTCTCCCTCACGTCCCGAAACCGCTTCGAGACCGCGACCCAGTGCTCCTTAGAAAATGTACCGATTGGGCTTGACAATATCCACCACGCGGTCTATACTCGCAGTGTACCCAGCACCTGGAGGCCACAGAGAAGCCCAAGTGCGCAAGGTAACCACCAACGTGACCCGAATTAGCGACCCGCCGTTTGGCTCTCCGCCTTCCAAGTCCCGGCTCGGCTGGCCGGGCACATGGGTTTCTCGGCGGCGGGTCGCTTCTTTTAATGCTCGGCGCGCGGCGGGGGGCCGCACAAGGGGCGCGAGTCCTCCGTCGCCGCCGACCAGGGAGTCAAGCCATGAGAGCCTCCAAGAGAAGCCCGAGCGTTGTGACGTGCCCGTGCTGCAAGTACGCCTTCCAGCCGCAGCCAGACCCGCCCCACACGTTGGTTCGGACGCTTGTGAACGGAGCCCTCGCCCTGGGCGTGGACGAGGCCACGATCAGAGAAACGCTTCGGGAGGCGGCCCCTCTTCGGGGGTGGGGTTCCGAAGACGTTCGTCGAGGTATATCCGCGTCGCGGTTGGGGGATCTCCCAGTCTCGACGCCAGCGTAAGCGCCCAGGACACGAGGAAGTCGATCTCCCGGGCGATCTTCGTCTCGGCCGCCCTGACGGCCCCGTTCATTCGGGCTATTTCCTCTATGTTGCGCCCGTGTTTGACGCAGTACCGCATCACGTCGGCGCTCGCCGAATGCAGGACGCGCCAGCGGAACTCCTTGGCCAGCCGGGTCACCTCGGGGTCGAGCGATTCCTCTGGCGCGGTCCTTTCCTCGTCGCACATCTGTTGGCCCTCCGATAGGTTCCTCGACCAAAGCATATCCGCCCCCCGCGCCGCGGTCAAGGCAATCCCGACCACGCAACCCGGCTTCGCCCTGGAGGGAATCGCATGATCTCCCCCTGGCTCGAAGCACGAATTGTCAAGATTGCCGTCGAGGCGGTCCCCTACGCGCCGGGCGAGGACAAGGAGTGTCGCGTGGTCCGCGTTGCGGCATATCTCGGGGTTTCCAAATCGACGGTGTACAACTGGATGCGCGAGGAGCACGCCAGCCGAATCGGCCTGAACAACCTCCTCCGCCTCCTCGACCTCTGCCCCATGCCAACCCGGCGCCACGTCCTCAACCAGTTCACCAGCAAGGTCGGCGTCCCCCTGGAAAAAATCGGGAAGGAGAGCCCCCGATGAATGCTTCCCCGATGCGATTTGTTATGGCCGTTTTCGAGGGGCACAGTGTCCGCGTCCTCGAAGACGCTCAGGGCGATCCCGCGTTCGCACTGGTCGACATCTGCCGCGTCCTCGGCTTGGACCGGACGGTCGCACGACAACTCATCCAGCGCCACATCCAGGTTTTTCGAGGGCGATTCAGGGGGGTTGTTACAACCCCCCGCTCCACGCCGGAGACCGGAGCATGAGCCGCGATCCGTCCGACCCCATGGGCATGCTCGACCCGCGCCCGCGCGGTGCATCGAGCGACCCGAACGCGCCTTCCGCGATTCGGACGATGCTCGGTCTATTCGGCGGTCAGAGCGTCAGGATAGTGAGGGGTGAGGACGGTTCCTACGCCATTCCACTCGTGGACATCTGCCAGATTCTCGGCATCAAGCGCTCAAACGCAATGCGGATGATCAGGACGCACGAAAGAATTTTCGAGGGTCTGTTTTGGGGCCTCATGATGAGGACCCAGAAATATGAGCGCGAGGCCGTCGTCCTGAATCAGTACGGCATCATCGCGTTTCTGAACCGCCTCAGCTACCCGCGCATCAAAGACCGGCGCAAGGAGGACCGCGTTGTTGGTTTCCAGCGCTGGGTTATCTTCACCATGGGCGACCTGCAGCTCGGCAAACCTCCCGAGTGGGTGATCAAGATATCCGCCGCCGAGCTCTTGCGGCGCAAGGCGGAAGGCAAGCCCGCCTACGGCGTGACCGCCCTTGCCCGCGCCTACGGGCGCGACCGCGACTGTTTGCGCAGCCAACTCGCGCGCGCGGCTCGCCAGATGAAGCGCGGCGACGTCCCGGTCGAGGCCTTCGACGACCAGGGCCGCCGCCGGCGGGTGTCACCCGAGCAGTTCCTTTCGCTGCCCGCCGTCAAGCGGATCGCCGCCGCCCCGCGCGGCGACCGCGCCCGGAAGATGCGCTACCTGTCCGGCCGCCACGCATTCAGCGTGCACACGTTGCGCCGCTGGATCAAGAAGGCCCGGGACGGCCGCGCCCTCTGGCCCCAGGGCCCCGCCGGCGACGACCTCCTCACCATGATCTACGGCAAGCGGAAGGGGGAGCCCTGTGTCTGAGTCCCTCGCCCACCCCGTCGACGGCAACGCGGCGCTTCGCGCGGTCCCCACGGACCGGACGGCGGCTGTGGCGTTGATTCCCTACGCGGAGGCGGCGTGCTTCGAGGGGGTCAGCCGGACCGAGGTGTACAACCGTGTTCGGTCGGGCCGCTACACGGTGGAGGCGACGGGTGAGGTCGCGCGGAACGGGCGGCCGGCCAAGGGTGTCCGCCTCGACAGCCTCAGCGCCGAGGGGCGCGCGCGTTACCTGTGTTCGCTCGAGCGCGAGCCTCGGGGCGAAGCGGAACTGGCCGTTCCCGCCCCGCCGGTCGAGCGGCTGGCGGAGATCGGCGCGGCGGCGCGCGGCGCGCTCGTGCGCGTGACGGAGACGGGCCGCCTGGATCTCGCGCCCCTGCGCGAGTCGGGCCAGGTCCGCGCGCCGGAGGAGATCGAGCGGCGTTTCAACGCCGTTCAAGCGTTCCTCGAACGGACCGCGAAGGGCGAGAAAAGGGGCGCGGCCACGGCCGCTGTGGCCGTGGCCATGGAGGTCTCACCCGGCACGGTCCGCCGCTGGATCGCCGCGTACAAGGAACACGGTGTGGAAGGGCTGAACCCCGGTTGGGGCGCGCGGCGCGGCGAGTCCGACGTTCTGCCCCCCGCCCTGCGCGCCCACATTCGTTCGAGCTACCTCACCCCGCAACAGCAGACCGTGCGCCAGGTCTACCGCCACACGGTCAAGCGCTGGTGTCGCGAGCGCGGCCTGGCCGTGCCGTCCTACTCGACGGTCCGCCGCTGGATCGAGCGGCACATCCCGCCCGAGGTCGCGACGCTCGCGCGCCGCGGCGACCGCGCGTGGCAAGAGGAACACCAGTCCATGGTCAAGCGCGACTGGCATCTCTTGACGCCCAACGATCTCTCGTGCGCGGACCACCGCCGGCTCGACGTGTTCTGCACCGCGCCGAACGACCGGATCGTCCGGCCGTGGGTCACGATGTTCATCGACTGTCACACGGCGAAGATCGTCGGTTGGCGTCTGGCCGAGAGCCCGTCGTCGCAGACGGTCGCGCTGTCGATGCGCATGGGGATCCTGACGAGCGGTGTGCCGAGGGTGTGGAACCGGGACAACGGCAAGGAGTTCACGGCGAACCGTTTCGGGGGGAAGCTGACGACCTACCAGATCCGCGAGCCGGACGATGGCGCCCTGGGCGACCGGCGGACCTGGCCGGCCGAACTGCCCGTCGCCTGCGAGGACGAGTTCGGGCGCGTCGCCATGGGCCAACTCGGCGTCGAGCGCTGCATCACGTCCATCCCGTACTCGAGCTGGTCCAAGATCATCGAACCCGTTCTCGGCGCGTTCGCGAAGCGGTGGGAGAACATGATGCCCGGTTGGTGCGGGCCGAACACCCGCATCCGTCCCGAGCGCCTGAAGCGCGACCAGGAAGCGGGCAGGCTGCTCGATTGGGCCGGCATGGTCAAGTCCTTCGGCGACCAGGTCGCCGACTGGAACGCCCACCACACGTGCGGCTGGCGGAAGCGGACGCCGAACCAAATGTACGCGGTCCACGAGTCCGAGATCCGGCGCGTGGCGGAAGAGGACCTGGACTTCCTGCTCATGCGGCGCGCGCGCGTCACGGTGCGCAACCGGGGCATCGAGGTCGGCGGGCACACGTACATGTCCGACGAGCTCGCGGTCCTGGTGGGACACAAGGTCAGCTACAGCTACGACCCTGGCGCCCCGGCGTACATCGTGGTCCGCCCTCTGGCGAACCCGGTGCAACGGGTCGTGGTCATGGCGGCCGCGGAAGCGGACCCGTTGAACTACGGCGCCGCGAACGTCCTGAACCAGCGCCGCCGCAAGGGCCAGCGCGCGGCCCTGCGCCTGGCCGCCGAGCGCTCCGCGCCGTATCTCTCGCCCGCCTATGTGGACCCCCACGGCGTGTGGGAACAGGCCACGCGGAACGCCGAGACGAAGGCCGCCCTTGAGAACACAACCGGCGACGGGGGGGCTCACCCCGCCCCTAGCCCCGGCCCCCCCGTCGCCCCTCCGACCGACCGCCAGATGATCGAGGCGGCGAGACGTCAGGACCGTCAGGAGGCCCGACAGGCCGCCACGGCCCACGCCTCGCACGTCCAAGGCGTCGCCGCAGACATCGTCTCGCAAGTCCAAGCCGAAGAAGCATGGTCGGGAACGGCTCCAGTCGAAGCCGTTTCTGAACCCCGATCCCTGCCGTCAGGCCCTGAGCCTGTCGAAGGGAGCCCTGAACCCCGAGAACCGGAGAGCCAGCCATGAACGCGCCCGAACGGGAGACGCTGAACCGCTTCCGCGCCTGGCAGCAGGTGCAGGGCTTGAGCCAGACGAAAGCCGCGCGCCTCTTGGGCGTGTCCGGGTCGACCCTGTCCCAGGTCTACGGCGACACGTACAAGGGCAACCTTGCGCGGGTGGTCGAGAAGATGACCCGCGCCCTGGCCCGCGCCGACCGCCAGGCCCGCGCCCCGAAGAAGCCCGGCTTCGTCATGACGAGCGTCGCCGAGGAGGTTCTCGCCACGCTCCGCACGGCCCACGACGAAGGCGTCATGGCGGCCGTGCTCGGCAAGTCGGGCGTGGGCAAGACCACGGCCGTCGAGGTCTACGCCAAGGCCGAGCCCGAGACGATCCGGATCACCATGCGCCCCTCGGGCCGCAAGGGCTCCCAGGGCGCGGGCCGGCCGCTCCTGCACCGGATCACCAAGGCCATGGGCATCGAGTGCCCCTACCACACCAGCAACATGGACCTCATCGAACAAGTCGGCGCCGCCCTCAAGGGCACGGGCCGCCTCGTCATCATCGACGAGATCGACTACGCCGCCGAGGACGTGCTGCAGAGCATCCGCATGATCCACGACATCAGCGGCGTCGGTATCGCCCTGGTCGGGACGCTGTCCTTCCTGGAGCGCCTGCGCCGAAAGAACACGTCGACGCTCAACCAGTTCCTGAACCGCGTCGCCTACGCCTGCCAGATCGACGGGATCACCGAAGAGGACTGCGACCGGATCACGGCCACGCTCGACCTCCCCACCGACGCCCTCGCCGCGGCGCGGTCCGGCGCGCGGGGCGTGGCCCGCCGCCTGGCCCACGGCCTGGTCGGCGCGCAACGCATCGCGCGCGACGAACCGTCCGCCCGCCTGAACGCCAAGACCCTGCAACGGGCCTTCGGCCAGTTGTTGGAGGTGTGACGGATGAACGCGATGAAGACGAGCGACGGGCGGCTCTTCGACCGGATCCCGGACGACCTGACCCCGCCGGACTCGTGGCGGCTTCAGGTTGCCGCGGGGCTCAACATCCCGAACGCCCTGCCGGTCCGCGGTCCGGACCGGGCGAGTGGCGTCCACCTGACCGTCCGGCGCATGCCCATCGGCGGCGACGCGAACCTGGGCTTCGCCTGGTTCCCGTGTTGGCGCCGCGAGAACGGAACCTTCGCGCGTCTGATCCGGCGGGGATTGCCGCCCCGCAACACGCGCCGCGAGGGCGAGGACGAACTGCTCCGCTACGCCGAGGCCCACGCCTGGGAATGGTGGTGGGTCGAGCCCGAAGCCGAGGGAGGAGAGCCGTGCGCAGCCGATTGCTGACCGAGATCGACAGAACACTCTACTTGAAGCTGAGAACATGGTGGTTGAGGAAAGAACCGGCAGACACCCCCGTCAAGGTCTCAAGGCGAACGCTGCTGAGCCCCGCGCAGGCGCGGGCCTCACTGAAGCGTCTCACCGACGTCGGGGCCGTCTTCGCCAAGGCGGACGGACGGCACGTCCCGAACTTCTTCTTCAGATCACAACGATGGGACGGCGCCGCATGAGGAACGAGCCGGCCGTGGCGGACATCGCGAGGATGGCCTGGAGTTACCTCCAGCGCCACCACCGCGGCCACGCCCGCGCCGTCCCACAGGCCCAACTGGCCAAGGCCCTGGGCTGCAACGACCGCGCCCTGCAGCTCGCACTCGAGTGGTTGGTCAAGCGCGAAGAACGCCTGGTGGTTTCCTCGTGCGCCGCGCCCATGGGTGTCTTCGTGCCGGAGTCGCGCGCGGAGAAGTCGGCGTACCTGGAGCAACTCCGCAAGCGCCTGGTCGGCTTGGCCGACCGGATCAAGTACGTCAAGCGCACCCCGATCTACCCGCCGCCGGCGGCGCGGCAGCGGACGTTGCCGTTCCTGAACCCTGAACCCCGAACCCTGAACCCCGGCGACGTAGGAGCCCCCGCCCATGCCGTCTGACTACGCGAACGAGTCCCGCTTCATCGAGCAGCTCATGCGCCGGCTCGGGAGTCTGCTGCGCGGGCGTTGCTCCTTCGCGCAGTTCCAGGACTGGCTCGACGCCGTCCGGGTATCCGGCCGGCCGCTGAGCGACGAACGGACCGAGATCATTACCCACGCCGCCTGGAACCTCAGACGCGCGTTGCGAAAGGACCGGGCGTGATGCCGGAGCGCCAAACCCAGTTCAGCGCGCGCGGCTTCGCCGGGACCTTCCCCAGGCGCCTCGCCGCCGTCGCCTCCGGGAACTGGGACCTGGCCGAGTTCGACACCTGGCTCGCGGACGTGCGCATCGACAACAGGCCCGTCGACCCCACCCACACGATTCTGTACCACGGCGCGGCCGCCCTCGGCCGCTTGGTCGTCATCGCCAAGAACGAAGACAAACCCCAGCCGAACACCCGAGAGAAAGGAGAGCCCCATGGCGAAACGTAGGCAGGTCGCAAGCGGCCCAGAGACCCGCGAGGAGGCGGACAGAGTTCTTGCCCGCCTCGCCGACATCGACGCCGAACACCGCCGCATCCTGGCGGATCTGGACCAGGAGATCACGGCGCTCCGCAAGGCCGCCCAGGAACGCCTGGACACCCTCGACGCCGAGGACAAGGCCCTGCGCGCCCAGGTCAAGGTCTACGCCGTCGCCCACCGCACGGCGTTCGGCACGAAGAAGAGCATGGCCCTGGTGCACGGCGTCCTGTCCTTCCGCACGTCACCGCCGTCCGTGCGCCGGCTCAACAAGCAGTGGTCCGAGGAAGCCGTCCTCGACGCCCTCAAGGCGTGGCGCCGCCGCTATGTCCGGGTCCGCGAGGCCCTGGACAAGGACCGCATCCTCGCCGACTACGCCCAGGCCAAGGTCACCGACAGCGAACTCGCCGAGCGCGGCATCAAGGTGACGCAGCCTGAGACCTTCGGGATCGAGCTCAAGCGAGAGGAGGCCCCCGATGGCAAGGCCGTCGCCTGACAATCTCCCCCTCGTCAAGGGCGGCCAGGGCCGCTCGGGCGAGGAGGTCGAGGGCGCCGCCATGAACGTCCTCTGGGCGCTCCTCGCCCTGTCCGTCCTCGCCGTCTGCGCCGCCGTCGCCATCGCCGCGCGGCGGCCGTTGGAAAGCGTCCTCGGCCTCGCGGCCGTCTGGATCGCCGCCGTGTACCTCATGGCCCTCGTCCGGGGCGGAGGGTGGTCATGAGCGCAACCGCCAAGTGGAAGCTGCTCTGCCCGTGCTGTGGGTTGTTCCCCCTGCTGCGCCCGCCCTTGGAGCGAGAGCCCGCGGGCCGCAAGTCCGTGGTGTGCCGGATCTGCGGGTTCCTGTTCAGCGCCGTCTGGGATGAGGAGTCGATCACCCTCGACTTCGATGTCAAGTCCGCGGGCGTTCACTGGGCGACCGTCTCCGCCCGAGTGTGCCGCGCGTCGCCCGCGCGCCCTACGGCCGCCCCGGCCGTCAGCGGCCGTTGCCGTTCGCCGTTGACTCATCACTCATCACTCATCACTCATCACTCGCACCTCAACGCGGGGGCCGGGATATGAACCTCGCCCCCTACCGTCGCGCCTACTTCGCCCTGTGCAAGACGCTCGGTCTGGACGACGACGCCCGCCATGCCTTCAACGAAGCGCAGACGGGCAAGGCGTCCACAACGGCCTTCACCGTGGACGACTGGCGCCAGGTCGTGGCCGAGCTTCAGTCCCGCGCGGGGCAGAAGACCGAGCCCTCGCGGCCGCGGATCCGCGCGCGGGACGACGACCAGGACGGGATCATCTCCGCCGCGCAGCTCGAGTTCATCGCGCGCCTGGCGTCGAAGGTCGCCTGGCGCCTCGGCGTCACGGATTGGATCCGCTCGCGCCTCCTCACGCCCCTCCGCCGCGCGAACTGGGACGGGCGCCTGGAGACGCTGTTCGCCGACGAAGCGCGGAGCGTCATCGCCGCCCTGCGGAACTGGACGGAACGGGAACGATCCCGCGGCCGCGGGAGCAACGGCCGGAAGACGGAGGACGGACGACCGAGGACGGCAACGGCGCGGGAGCCACTCGCCACTCGCCCCTTGCCACTTGCCACTACCTAGGAGCTTGACCATGCCTGACGAGAAGATTCCTTGCCCCGAGTGCGGGCATCCTTGCCGCGGGGGGGCGGGCCTTGCCGCCCACCGCCGGCACAAGCACGGCGTCACGTCGACCAAGAAGAAGGCGCGCGCCGTCACGCGCAGCGTCCCCGGCGGTCTGGCGGCCGACCGGGTCGAGCCGGCCGCCGCGCCCGCGCCTCCGTCCCGTAACGCGCGGGCCGGGGGCGCGGCCCCGGACGACGACATCGCCCGGTTGGCGGCCGCCTTCGACACCGTCACCGAGTGGCTGCGCGAAAGCGCGCGGGCGCTGAACGTCACGATGGTCGGCGTCGCCAACATCGTGGAGGGCGCCCGAGAACTCCGCCTGGCCTATCTCAAGCAGCGCCACCAGTACCTCCGCATGGCCAAGGCCGTGAAGAAACAAGAAGCCGACGCCGCCGCTCCCGGAACCTGAACCTGTAGGGCGAGGCATGCCTCGCCCCTACGCTGGATCACTCGTGCCCGAGACACGGAACCCGAAGCCCGGCGACGCACACCCCTGCGTGAACATCGAGAGCCTTCGCGCCGAGTTCAACGCGGCCCTGGGCGACATGAAGACCGACGTGGCCGTGGTCAAGAGCAAGGTCGAGGACCTGCGCCGGGAGGTAGCCGGCATTCCTCACGAGACGGCGGCCCTGCTCGAACGCGAGCGCGCGGAACGCCGGCTACGGCTCAAGCGCGGCGAGGGCTACTTCGACGGCATCCACAACCGCCTGGGCAAGATCGAGAAACAGGTTCTCGCCCTCTGGGTTTTGGTCGGGCTGATCGGCTTGGGGAAGACCCTGATGTGGCTGCTCCCGCTTCTCGGTTTCGGAGGGATCGCCCAATGAAGTCGACTGCCACGCGCGCGCGGGCCGAGGACATGTTCGTTCGGGAGGGGCGGACCCTTCAGGAGATCGCCGAACACGCCGGCGTCTCGAAGACGACGGCCGCCCGCTGGTCCAAGGACGGCGGATGGGTCGAGAAGCGCAAGCGCCGCCTGGCGGAGAACCCGCAGGCGGGCCTCGAGAAGCTGTGCGAGACGCGGCGGCGCATGTTGGAGAACTGGCCGGATGATCCGGAGCCCGGCCAGGTCGACGCCCTGCACAAGCTCGACCTCATCATCGTGCGCGAGGAGGAGCGGGTCGGCGGCCCCGGCCCGGCCCTGCGCGTGATGGAGGACTTCGCCGCCTACGTCGCGCGGACCCGCGACGCGGACGCCGCGGCCCTCATCGCCCGCTCCGTCGAGGACTACCTCGGCGAAGTGCGCAAACGGACACGGCCATGAACGGCGATTCACCACAGCGACACGGCGACACAGCGGACGGCAACGACAGTGAGGGAAACCGCGATGCCCGACCAGCAACGACTGATGCGCCTCGGCAGGTTGAAGGAACTGGAAACCGAGATGCCCCAGCACGACGCGCGCTTCCGCAACGCGGTCGAGGCCCTCTACCGCCATTTCACGCTCTATCGGACGCCCGGCGAGGTGAACATGGACGCGGTCGATGCCGCCGTCGCCGACATGCGCGAGAACCGCTCCGCCTACGTCACCGCGCAGGCCGAAGCCGACCGCCTGCGTGAGCAACTCGGCGTGAGCTGACGCCGTTCGCCGTTGCCGTTGACTCATCACTCATCATTCATCACTCCGAGACCCCATGGCCAAACGCTGGACAAAAGAACACGACGCCCGCATGAAGCGCATCCTCGAGATGATGCGCACGGAGGCCTGTCCCTTTGAGGACGACTCCGACGAGGCGAAGGCCGAGCGGCGCAACCGGCCCTTCGACGCCTGGTGCGGGACGTATCTCCCGCACTACTTCAGCGCCCCCTCCGCGCCCGCCCACCTCGTCGCCGACGAGCTGGTCGAGGAGCGGGGGATGCCGGTCTACATGTGCTGGTCCCGCGGCTTCGGGAAAAGCACACGCTACTCCCTGGCGAAGCCGCTCCGTTGGATTCTCCACAAAGAACGTCACTTCATCATCTTCGGCGGTCGGTCCGAGGACGTAGCCGCGGACAAGATGGAGTTCGTCAAGATCGAGTTGAAGGAGAACCCGCGCATCCGCCAGGACTACGGGGACGACCTCGCCCCGCGAAGCGGCGAGGACGAGGCCTCGGACTGGGTGGCCAACGGCGTCCGCTGCTGGGCGCGCGGCGTCCCGCAACAGAGCCCCCGCGGCCAGCGCCACCGCCAGTACCGCCCCGACGCCTTCGTGGGCGACGATATGGACGACGACGCCGTCAGCCGCAACCCCCAGCGCGTCGACGCCCTCATGGACTGGACCGACATGGCCCTCATGCCCGCCCTC